ATATGCCATTTGAGAGTGTAAAACATTTTTTTAATAAGTTGGTGAGCGGAATGAATAATTTTTTTAAAGGCAATATTGGTGCAATGGAGCAATCGAATTATGACTCTATTATATCCACAGAAATGAGCAATGCTATTGAACTGTGGATGAGGATGTATAAGAACGAGGTTTCTTGGAGAGAAAAGGATAAGAAAAGTCTCGGGTTGCCTGCGGCCATTGCTTCTGAATTGGCAAGGCTTGTAACACTTGAAATGCAAGTGAATATAATCGGTCCTGTCAAAGCGGCGCCAACAGGTGAAAAACAAGGTAAGCCGCAAACCACTGAAACGGTGGAATTCTTGAAAAAGCAGTTAGAGCCTTTATTAGAAAATATGCGGCAGTATTGCGAATATGCTTGTGCCGGAGGCGGCATAATGTTTAAGCCTTACATTTCCGAAGGCAAAGTTGCAATAGACTGTGTGCAAGCAACTGATTTCAAACCGGTTGCATTTGATAGCAACCATAGGCTCACGTCTTGCTATTTTGTTGAACACAAGAAAAAGAAAGAATATTATTACCACCGTGTAGAATTCCATCAATATACAAAGGAAAAATACATTGTTACCAATAAGGCGTTTAGGTCTTATTCGTTAACTGATACCGGTACCGAAGTTCCACTAACGGAAGTTGAGGAATGGGCACAGTTGGTACCCGAACAAGAAATCAAAGGATTAGACCGACCTCTGTTTTCTTATTTCCGTATTCCAATGGGAAATATTATTGACCCGAATTCTCCGCTCGGTGTTTCCGTTTATTCTCGTGCAATAACTCTTATAGAGGATGCAGACAGACAATACCAACGCTATATGTGGGAATTTGAAGGCGGCGAACTTGCTATTGACGCTCCTGATGATTTGTTTAAGAAAGACAAAAAAGGAGAGCCTAAACTTCCCGAAGGTAGAGAGCGTTTGTATAGGACCTATTCTCTTGATGGTGATATGCCTAACGATTGGTTGAAAACCTTTGCGCCGACTTTGCGTGAAACTGATATCGGAAAAGGACTTAATAAAATCTTGCAACAGATTGAATTTAACGTAGGTCTTGCCTATGGTACCCTTTCCGACCCTGCGTGTGTTGAAAAGACCGCAACGGAAATAATTTCTTCGAGGCAGAGGTCTTATTCCACTGTTTCCGACATACAATTATCACTCCAAAAGGCTCTTGAAGATTTAATATATATAATATATGCGTATGCTGTATTATATGAACTTTGTACTCAAGGCGAATATGAAACGAGTTTTATTTGGGATGATAGTATTGTTGTAGATACCGAAGCCGAAAGAACTCGAGATTTAAACGAGGTACGCCAAGGTCTTATGCAAAAATGGGAATACCGTGTTAAATGGTATGGCGAAGACGAGGAAACTGCCAAAAAGGTGTTGGCTGATGCCGCCGCCGAAAAGGAAAAAGAAATAAACTCTTTCGGTCTTGCATAAAGGAGTGGTGAGCAGTGCTTACACCTGAATATTACAATTACTGTGCTGATGATATAGTAGAACTTTATAGCAAGTTAGACGAATCTATCACAAGGGATATAGCAAGGCGTATTGTAAAAGAAGGAAGAATTACGGAAGGTGCAAAATGGCAGATAGAGGCAGAGAGAGCCGCAGGGCTTCTCTATGACGATATAATTGCTAACGTTGCTAAATATGCCGAAACCTCCGAAACCGCCGTAAAAACCATTTTTGAGGACGCAGGAATAACCTCAAAGTCTTTTGATGATGAAATATATAAAGAGGCAGGAAAAACCCCCTTGCCTTTAAAATCATCACCGGCTATGCTTCAAGTGCTTATGGCCGGCATAAAAAAAACCAACGGCACAATATACAATCTTACGAAAACTACTGCTTTATATTCTCAAACCGCATTTATAGAAGCGTGTGCGTTAGCGGAAATGGAAATTTCAAGCGGAGCTTTTGATTATAATACGGCAATAAAGCACGCCGTAGATACCGCCATTGAGGACGGAAACAAAGTTGTATTTCCCTCGGGAGCGGTCCGCAGTATAGAGGCGGCAATTCGTACTGCTGTTATGACAGGTGTTAGCCAAACAACCGGTGAAATAAGTCTTGCAAATGCCAAAGAAATGGGTACCGATTTAATGGAAATCACTGCTCACGGTGGAGCAAGACCGGATCACGCTTTATGGCAAGGCAAAATAGTTTGTATTTCGGGCAAAAAAAGAGGTTATTTATCTCTTTCGGATATAGGATATGGTGAAGTTAGTGGATTTAAAGGCGCTAACTGTCGGCACGATTGGTACCCATTTGTTGAAGGTATAAGCACAAGAGCCTATACCGAAAAACAGTTAAGAGAGTATCGAGATCGAACCGTTACCTATAATGGCGAAGAAATACCGCAATATGAAGCCGAACAAATGCAAAGAAAAATGGAGCGTGAAATGCGTAAAACTCGGTGTGCGGCCGCAGGTTATGATGAGGCGGCAAAAACCGCCAAAACCAAGGGTGATTTAGAATTGGAAACGGATTTAAAAACGAGTTTTTATGACTGTTCCCAAAAACTTAAACGGCAAGAGAGAGCCTATGCCGATTTCTGCAAACAAACAGGGTTGCCGACACAAAAAGAAAGGCTGCAAACCAAACCATTCAATAGGTCGGTTTCACAAAAGGCCGTTTGGGGTGAAAGAAAGGCTGCACAATATAGTGCGTTGGAGTCTGTCGAGACGTCAACAGGCGTTAAGGTTACGGAAGTCGGTACTCATATCCGAAGTCGAGCAATCGCAAGAAATGAAACGGTTGAGGATATGAGAGAAGCATTGACAAATCCGCTCAAAGTTGGTAAAATAAGGACGGATGATAGTCAACAGTTTATCGGTGAAAAAACCACCGTTGTTATAAACACAAAAACAGGTAGACTTGTAACTACTTGGCCCACGTCGAAAAGTCGGGCGACTAAACTTAAAGAAAGGAACGGCAAAAAATGAAAAATGTAAAAAGCCTTTTTAATGAGAACCAAAATAAAATGCTTGAAGAAATCGGCGTTGTTTTGTCTGATGAGAAGGATTACACCGATGATGAGTTGGACGATATTTATGACACAATCACCGGGCATTATCAAGTTGCCGCTTTTGATAAAAATAGTGAACCGCTCCCGATTGCAAAAGATTGGGAGAAAATCATCGACATATTTTATGACGATACTAATAGATAGTTTTAAATTTGGCTCTGCGGAAAAGCAGAGCCTTTAATATTGGTGATTTAAGCACTGCACTCTTCGGGGTGTGGTGCTTTTTTCATATAAAAAATAAGTCTACCTGCGGACGTAACAATGCAGGGCTGACAGAGGGCGCCCTCGTAAAAATAGCGTATCAGTAGAAAGGAATTCGTATGAAACGAGAATTTTTGGAAGGTTTGGAAGTTAACGGTGTGAAACTTCCTAAAGAAGTGATTGACTCTATTATGGATGAGAACGGCAAGGATGTTCAAGCCGGCAAAGATGCTCTTGCTGCAAAGGTTCAAGAGTTAACCACAATGACCGAAGAGCGTGACGGACTTAAAAGCCAAATCGCAGAACGTGATAAGGATATTAAGGAACTCCGCAAAACAGCGGGCGACAATCAAGCCCTTACCACACAGTTGACCGAATTGCAAACCAAGTATGATAAAGATACTGCGGATTTGCAAAAGAAACTTTCCGACCAAAGCAGAGATTTCGCAACGGAGAAATTCTTCTCTCAGTTCAAGTTTACTTCCGAGCTTGCAAAGAAGGCTGCTATTGCCGAATTTAAAGAGCAGAAGTTTGAACAGGACGATAAGGGCGAATTTCGTGGAGGTAAAGATTGGGTTGAAAAACTCAAAGCAAGTAACCCTGCCGCATTTGAAGCCGAAGAGGACCCTAACAACAAGGGTGATGATGGCAATGGCGGCAACGGTGGCGATGGTGGCTCGGGCGGAAGCGGTTACCCCTCTTTCGTAGCGCCAACAGGCAACCAGGGCAACGGAGGAAACGGCGGTGGCGGAGACAATCCGTTCAATTTTGCTTTTTCCGGCGTTAGACCCCAAGAAACTAAATAAAAATTCATTTAAAAGAAAGTAGGTAAAACTATGAACGCAATTAACTATGCTAAACAATACGGTAGTGCTTTGGCACAGGCTTATCCGTATGTCCTTAATTTCGGTAAGCTGTATAGCACCGAAAACAACGGTAGATTCCGTTGGGTAAATGCGAAAACCATTGAAATCCCCTCTATCAATGTGGGCGGTCGTGTAAACTCTGACAGAGATACAATCGGTACCGCTTCTCGCAACTATGATAACGCATGGGAGCCCAAAACTCTCAATAATCAGAGAAAGTGGAGCACCCTCGTTCATCCCGCTGATATTATTCAGACAAATCAGGTTGCTTCTATCGCTAACATTACCAAGGTAATGAACGAGGAGCAGAAGTTCCCTGAAATGGACGCATATCTTATCAGCAAAATTTTTGCAGATTGGTCTGCATTAAGCAAAACTGCTGAAACGACTGCGCTTACTGTTGATAATGTTCTTTCTATTTTCGACAGTTTGATGAAGGCTATGACCAAAAAGCGTGTTACACCTAACGGTCGTATCCTTTATGTGACCCCCGACGTTGATGAGTTAATCAAAAACGCCAAGAACATCACCCGTCAGTTCAATGTTCAGAACGGTTCTGCTGAAATCAACAGAGTTGTTAAGAGCCTCGATCAAGTTGAGGTTGTTGTAGTTCCGCCCGAACTTATGCTCACCGTTTATGATTTCACAAACGGTTGGAAAGCAGGTGCTTCTGCAAAGCAGATTAAGATGTTCCTTGTTCATCCTAATGCTGTTATTACTCCTGTTTCATATCAGTTCGCACAGCTCGATCCGCCTTCTGCCGGTTCCGAAGGTAAATATATTTACTTTGAGGAGTCTTTCGAGGATGTATTCATTCTCAACAAGAAGGCTGATGCTATTCAGTTCGTTGTTTCTGACGAAATAGAATAAGGAGGAGAAAAGTATGTTGCTCGTAAAAAAGGCTAACTGCGAATGTTCTATCGCTGAAGAGAAATTAGACGAGTTTTTAAATCTCGGCTATGATTTAATCAACAAAAAAGGCGAAGTGCTCAAAAAAGGAAACGCACAGTCAAAGGACGATT